GCATTGAAAGAATGCAATGGTCTTTTTGTAAAAAAAGATAAAAAATATGAAAATAAGCAGAAATAATGGTTGACAAAATATTGTGTGTGTAGTATAATATAAATATCAAAAGGAGGTTTTTATGAAACAAAATATTGACATTGACAATAGACCCAAATGTCCAAAATGCAACAGACTACAGATTATATATACAAAAAAGAATAGTAGTTTTTGGTGTAGATTGTGCGGACATGAATGGAAAAAACAAGACAATAAAGAAGGAAAAAGTTATGGCAACAAAGCAAAAACCAATAAGTAAAAGCATTACCGATAGCAATAAATTATTGTTACTGGAATGGAGAACTAAGTGTTTTTATATGTTTCAAAAGTTACATTCCGATAATTCATCTACGATTAAGGCTAGTCCTTATTATCTTAAAGGAGAAGTATATCCTAAGGATGACAGTATCACAATAGAGACAATAAAAAAGATGACAAAAGAATGCCTTGATATAGGTATTCTTATCTACTATAATATAGATGGAATAAGTTATCTCCACGATCCTCAAGCTGGTAAACATGAAAAATTGATAGGAAACATGTCTAAAGGAGAACATCCTTTACCACCAATTACAATAATTAAACAATGGGAAAAAAAGTTTAACAGTGTATATACACCTATTACTCGCCACTCAAATAAGGTCAATACAGAGTATGAACAGTGTATGAACGGTGTGCATACAGAGTATGAACAGTGTATGAACGGTGTACCGCCTACAGGTACAGGTACAGATACAGATACAGATACAGATACTATATGTCGAGATGCTAATTTGAATACAAACATTAATCATTCCACAACAGAAGAAAACAGCAAGCAAGGAACTTGCGATTGTGTAGCTTTGAAAACTAAAAAGATTACCACTGTAAATAATTATACCGCTGGAATTACGCAGATTATCGACTACTTAAATACTCGGTTAAGCAGTAAGTTTAGCACAAAAGCAAAGACAACTGTTAGGGTATTAACTGCACGGCTAAAAGAAGGGTATGTCTTGGAAGATTTTTATTTTGTAATTGATAATAAATTTATTGCATGGGGGAAAGATCCCAAGATGAGTAATTTTCTGCGACCCGAAACACTCTTTGGTGAAAAGTTTGACGGCTATCTGAATGAAGTATCATTAATTCCCAAGAAAGCAAAGGATAACATAAATGGAATTACAGCAGATTAAGAACATAGACATTCTTACCGTTGCTGAAAGATTGGGTATCCCAGGACAAGGACGGAAACGGATGTGTTATCAGGGACACGATAAGGCAACGGCAAGCCTTATGTTCCCCAAAAATGGGAATTACTTTATTTGTCATGGTTGCGGGATTAAGGGTAGTGTAATTGATTTAGTTATGAATTATTTGAATATAGAATTTATTGCAGCCGTTGAATGGTTGACAGGTGAAAAAATGGAAAGTAAAAAGGATTATCAGCAAATGGAAAAACCAATAGCAAAATCGATTATGGATTATCAGGATATTTACTGGCTCTTTCTTAACTGCTGCGAAAAGCAGGGAGCAGTAGAATATCTTGGTAGCAGAGGAATATCAAAACAGACTGTTATTGACTCAGAGATTTACTGTATATCTCCTGATGGTGTCCACAGGATTGAGCAAAGGATGTTGGATGGGAAACCATCAGAATTCATAAAAGGGATACCAGAAGAACGATTGATAAAGTCTGGGCTATTTTATTCTACATCAGACAGACCCCGATTGATATTTCAAAACCATAGGCTTATTTTTCCTTATTTTAATCAAGATTTTACAGTTATACAGGGGATACAAGGTAAGCGTATTGATAATATCGAAAGAGCTGGAAAATTCATTTGCTTATCAGGTTTTTCTTTGCCACTATGGAATTATCCACCCACAGATACCAGCATTCCTGTAGTGATTTGCGAAGGAGTAATTGATGGCTTAAGTTGCATTGAGTTAGGGGTAGGTTATCCGATAGGGGTAGCAGGAGTAAACAGTAAGGCAATATTTGATCCCCAAGTGATAAATAATTTGGGGAAATTTGATGTGATAGTGGCAGGAGACAATGATATTGCAGGTCGAGAATTTAACCTAAAACTCACAAAAGAATTTAACAGGGTTCATGAAGTTATGCTAAAAGCAATATCGCTGGGTAACGCAAAAGACTTGAATGATTTTTTAATATCCCAAAAAAGTAGGCAAAAATGATTAGTATTATAGAAAGCACAGTATCAGATTGCAGACAAAAAGACTTTATTTGTTATCTACAAAGTGAAATAGGGCTTAATATTTTTCAATCTCCAGAGGATATACCAAAGAATTTTTATGAAAATATTATAAAGAAGATAAATGAAATACAAGATAGCTGGAAAGAAACTGAAACATTCGTAATGTTTGATAAGGATGACACAAATGATGATAAAATTATTCAATTATATAATGCAGACACAAGATTTGCATTATTGCAAGAGAGAGGAACAGATTTGTTAAGGGATGGATTATTTATCATTGGCGGTGAGTCCTCATCAGGAAAGTCAAGTTTTGTAACAGATTTGGCACTGTCAATTTTGAGTTGTGATAATGGGTGCTGCTTAATATCCTTTGGGTTAGATGATAATAAATTTATTACCAGAAGACGGATTTATTCGCAAATGTTAAATAGAAATACATTCAAAAATAGTCCAACAAAAGAGGAAAAGGAAAGAGTAAAAAACATAACCAATAGAGTTTTATGTTTAGAAAAAATTACAATTGGGAAAATTTCTAAAGCTGTGGAGTTTGTAAAAAGAGAGACTGGATGCTCAAGAGTTTTGATTGCAATAGATTATTTTCAAATATTCCCACAGTTATCAATTATTGACAGAAGATTATTTCTGAATGATACATTGATAATGATTAAGGACATACAAAAGAAATATCAGGACGAAGGTGGTTGTATTTTATTTTTATTATCTCAATTAGGTAGAAACAAGGATGGGCAATATAATTACAGAGAAACATCGGAGATTGAAAATGTTGGAGATGTTGCCTTAGACCTAACACCGATAAAAGGGACAGAGAGAGATATTCAAATAGAAGTCAAAAAGAATAAAATTGGACGGCGTAGGATGAAATGGCAAACAACAATTTATGAAGATTTTACTTTTTCCATGATTGTAAAAAAAATAACTACTGCTGATGCCGAAGATAATTCAAGGCGGGGTAGATAAAAAATTACTATATTCCTCATACAAAACAAGGCTTAATATTATCATTGGTTGTTATGAAAGTAAAAATTCCAAGCAGATTAAAAGCGATGGACAAAAAACAGCTATATGCGATATATTTTGCCGTAATGGACAAACAGGGTAAAGCAGTGACTAAAATATAGCAGCAAAATAGCAAGGATAGGGCAAAAGTCAATTAAAAGCTGCATTTAGGTTATATTATAGGGCAAGGAAATAAGTATCCTCTAAATCGATTTAAGGAGCTTTGGCAGTTGTTTGGAAAAAACGAACTACTGAAAAATAAAGAAGGATGTGAATTATGAAAATACAGGAGGAATGAGGATGGGAGAAATAAGATTTGTGGTGGTGGGTAGATCTGTTCCAAAAGTGAGGATGACACAGAAAAGCTACTGGAAACTAGCAGCGAAACTGTGTCTTGAATATCAACAATTAGTGGCTTATTCACTGCTGAAGGCAACAACAGCACAGGAAAGAGCAGCCTTTTTTGTGGGACAAAAATATTTCAGGATAGACTTATTTATTTACCTTGCGGCGGTAATTAATACCCACTACACCTGTCCTTTCTGCAAGAGGACATGGAAAGCTAAGCCAACAAAGAAATTTGTTGTTTGCCCTGGGTGTAAAGCTAAAAGCTCTGTAACCTATGATTTGCCTCTTCGGCGTGGAGACAAAGACAATTATGAAAAATCAATATTTGATGGTATCCAGCATGCTGTTAATGATATATTTAACGACAAGCAAGTATTATCAGGATATTCTGAGATAATTGCCACGCATGAAGTTGAGCGGGTAGAAGTAGTCATCACTCCATATGTATTGAGGATAGAAAAATAAAGGAGGAAAAAGAATGGGGAATACACGGCAAGAGCATAAGTTTTTGATTTTTAGTCTATGGATTATAGGTTTTGGAGTGTATGTAACGCTAATAATCTCTATTCTTTTGATGCTGGATAGAATAAAAATATAAGGAAGTAGAAAATGGAAAGCAATAATGAGGCAAAGGTCTTGATGGAAAAAAAGTCAACCAAGTATTCTGCGATAGTTAAAAATATTGTTTCAAGGTTTTTCTTGGGTAACTATCTTACCAAAGAATGTCAAGATGTTCGGAAGAAGGCTTTAAGCGATAGAAAAAAGGAAGATTAAAATAAAGAAGAAGGAACGAAAGGAGAAGGAACAAATTAAGGGGAAGAAATTAGATGGAGAATCATAAAGATGCCTATGAACAGCATTACAAAATGTGGGATTGGTTAAGTAAAAATCCTAAGGCAGAAAAGGAGGATTATTTTATACAGAAGACTAAGGTGTCTTTACATGATTGTTTTTTATGTGACATATACTTCCATGACAATTGTAATGGTTGTCCTTTGAAAGTAGTTAAACAAGCATGTAATCCAATGACTTCTGATAATTGGTATGAACAATGGAAAATTGCACGAACATTTTCAATGCGAACATACTACGCAGAACTAATTCGAGATGTAGTTTTGCAAAAGGAGGGGAAAAATGAACAAGAAAGACTTTATTGAAATAATGACAGAATTAAAGTTAATATCTGATGCCTCGAGTAAAATCGATAAGGCAATGAAGGAGTTAAGCCCTGATTTTGGAGGATTTTTGAATGATAGGGCAGAAAGTTTGGTGGTAAAACTGCTCAAAAAAGCTATGAATGATGAGTCGGAACATAGCGAGATTGATTATTTTATTTACGAAATAGAGTGGGGCACTAAATTTTACGAAGGTTGTGAACACAAGGATGGAACGAGTATACCGTTGGCAACAGTGGAGGATTTGTGGGATAGGCTGATTGAAACCAAAAGGAGGAATAGTGAAAACTACTATTAAAAGCATACAGTTATATACCTGTGGTTGTCCTGATTGTAAGAGAGTCGAGAGAATGTTAGACAAAATGAATTTGAATTATGAACTATTTGATGTTACTATTCTCGAAGGATTGATGCACTTTTCTTTGATGGTAGGCAACACGGAAAGCATAACTTCACAGAGAATGCCCGCATTAGTGGTGAATAATGCCATATTGTATCAAGGCAAAGAGGCGGTAGAATTTTGTAGGGATATACTCAAGGAAAGGAAAGATAATGATTAAAGACTCAGGAACACGCAGGCAGTTTGAAGATGGTGCTGTCAGGGATATGTCTGTAGGAAAAGGCAGATATGATCTATTACCTACCAGAGCTATTCGTAGGCTGGCACAGCATTATGAGGCTGGCTGCCAGAAATATGGGAATAAAAACTGGCTAAAAGGGATACCGTTAAGCAGCTTTACAGATTCGGCATTAAGGCATTTGTTTAAGGCTATTGAAGGGCAAACTGATGAAGACCACTGGATAGCCGCTGCATGGAATATCATGGCTATTGTGGAGTATCGGGAAAGAATAAAAGAAGGAATAATGGATAAAAAATGGGATGATTTAGAAGGGGGGCAAAATGAAGGAATTGAAGGCGTATTATAGGGCAGTAGAGAGATTAAGGGAAATATTTCTTGAGAAATATTTTGATGAAGATCCAGATTTCTACTGGGTAGGAGACCAAATTGGTGGAGTATTGTTTGTAAACGATTTTTTCTTTAGTGTGGAGAATATTATAGTGTGCTTAAAATTAAAAATTAAAAGTGAGGATTTATTCAGTTGGTATGATTATATTATCGACCAGGCAATGGTAGGGAAGATTCCAATTAGTCTGGGTAATTGGATGAAACTTCAAGGGGAAATTCCATTTGATAAAAAGAAGAAATATACATTAGATACCAGAATAAAAAAATTAGATGAAGAATGAAAACAAATAAGAATAAAACTAAAATATTATGAAAAAACTTCTTGACAAAATAGAATAAATATGATATATTATTGATATGAATTGAAGAGAGGTTAAACATGGCAAAAACTAAAAAATTAACATATCATATCAAGGTTGGACTCGCTAAGCTGATTAGTGAGGCAAACATGTCTCAAAGCCAGTTTGCGAAGGTTGCGGGGATAACTGATGGTTATTTTAGTTGTGCATTACAGAAAAAAGTAAAAATTGGGGCAACAGCAAGAGCAGGCATACTCAAGGCGTGCCGTAAATGTTTAGGTTTAGAGTTTTCCTTTCATGAAGTGTTTGAGGAGGTTAATGCGAATAATACGGAGTCGTAGCGTAGCATGGCTTAACGCAATTGCTTGTCAAGCAGAAGATCGTGAGTTCAAATCTCATCGACTCTGCCATTTTTTGATATGAATAGAATTATCTATCCATTCCTTATCCCCTGCTGGCAATGAATTCTCCCCAATGGTTGGATTCTCCCAGTTTCTCAACCTGTGTTGTCAGTAGGGGAAAAGAAATAGATAGAGACTGTGAGGGGTTGAGATAGGGCAGGAGAGTTGTTGGCTCTCCTGCCAATATTAAAAATGAGCTTGTAGTTTAATTGGCAGATCGTCGGTCTCCAAAACCGAAGGTACGGATTCAAGTCCTGTCAGGCTTGCCAGTTTATTAATAGGAATTATAAATATTTAATTTTATACTACCAAGAGGAGGAAAAAATAATGATAAAACGATTGGTAATTAGGGATTGTCTGGGAATTGAGGAATTGACTGTTAACCCCGGACAGACAACAATAATCAGTGGAGGCAATGAACAGGGCAAAACATCGATATTAGAAACGATTGAAAAAGCCCTGTATAATACAAAAAGAAGAGGAAGTTTTGTAAAAATAGGTGCAGAAAAGGCATTTATTGAACTAACAACAGATGACGGATTAATCGTAAATAGAGTTGTTAGCGAGGATGAGGCGGGGTTAGATAAGGGGACAGTCAAAGTAACTAAAGACGGTATCCCAATAAAATCTCCCGAAACATTTCTAAAAGAATTATTTGGTATTGCAGGGAAAAAGACTGATATGTTTAGTTTTAATCCTGTAGATTTTATGTTAAAGAAAGATACTGAGCAGACGAATATTTTATTAAAATTACTACCTATATCTGTTACATTACAGGACTGCCTTGAATGGTTTGGCGAATCAATTAATGTGAATTATGAGAAACACGGCTTGCAGGTGATTAAGGATTTAGAACAATGGTTCTATGAGGCAAGACGAGAGGCTAATAATAGGGTTAAGGCAATAGATGATGAGTGTATAGCGGTGGCAAAAAGATTGCCTGATAATTACAATCTGCAAGAGTGGGAGATGATAAGCCTGAAAGCGAATTATGATATTTTGCGTGAGGCTGAATTATCCAACAGGAAGATTGAAAATAGTCGAAAAGTTACTGACAGCTATAATGACGAGAAGGAGCGAATTAGTAATTTTTATCTCTTGCAGGAAAAAGAGGTATTAGACCAAGAAACCATAGAACTGGAAAAGACCAAAGCAGCTATTGAAACAGACAAAACAGCATTGAGGGAACAAATTACCTCAATTGATGAACATATCAAGAGATTGGAGTCTGCAAAGGCTGGTCTTTGGAATGAACTGAAAAATCTGGATGCAATGAAATTACAAGAGAAAAAAGAGGCATTGCAGGGAGTATCATCTGAGAAACTGAAAAATATTGAAAGCAGCAAACAAGTAAAGCTGAGTGAACTGGAAGGACAGAGAAAAATGGCAGAGGATTATATCAAAGAAAATCAGCCAGTAAACACTGCAGCAATCAATGAGGAATGCATAAGGATAGAAGAAATGAAAAGCTTTATCCCACTGGCAAAGGAAGTGGATGGACTAAGGACACGATTAAAAAGAGAACAAGCTACGGCAAGGCATTATGATGCCTGTGTGAAGATAGCTAGAGAAAAACCTGTGGAGTTATTAATGCAAACAGAACTACCTATAAAGGGACTAAGTATTAACAACAAAGGGATTGTAACTATAAATGAGTTACCTATTTCCAATCTGTCCACCTCTCAACAAATAAGAGTCTGTATTGCTATAGCAAAGGCTATAGCAAAAAATACCATATTAAAACTTATCTGTGTAGATAAATTAGAATGCTTGGACTCGGATGTTAGAGAAGAGTTTTTGCAACAGATTGAGGAGGAAGTGGATTATCAGTTTTTTGTAACCATCGTAACTGAGGGTGCTTTGAAAATCGAAACGACAGGGGGTGAAAAAAAAGATAGTGATATATGTGAAAAAAAATAAAAGAGGGAGAAAAAATGTTAAAAATAACAAAAGCCTGTGAGGTAACAAAGGTAAGTACGATTATCGTGTCCCTATATGGACAGCCAGGAATTGGGAAGACAAGTATGTCATCCACAAGCAACAAATCATTATTGCTTGACTGTGATAGCGGAGCTTATCGCTCGGAATTCACTGGCGACAGAGTTGAAGTGAAGAACTGGTCGGATATTGTAGGTATTACAGTAGAAGACATAGAAGGATATGATACGATAATTATTGATACGGTTGGTAGAGCGTTGGAATTTTTGTCTGCTGCTCTAATAATCCAAAATCCAAAGCTCTCTAAAAAAACAGGAGAGCTTACAATTGCTGGTTATGGAGCAGTTAAACAATCCTTTCGCTCTTGGATTGGTGGATTGCGAAAACTTAACAAGGATATTGTTTTTGTTAGTCACGAGAAGGAAGAGAGAACAGGGGATGACAGAATTGTCCGTCCAGATATACAAGGAGGAACATATGGGGAGATATTAAAACTTGCTGATGCAATGGGATATATGTATCAAGAGGGACAGAATCGAATTATCGACTTTACGCCAACCGATTATCATATAGGAAAGGACTCTGGGAAAATCGGAAAAATTATTATTCCTCATTTTGGGCAAGAACCAAACTTTCTCAGTAAGATAATCCAGCAAATAAAAGATACTCTTAATAGGGTATCGATGGAGAATAGAGAGATTTCTCAAATTGTTTCTGCGTGGAGAACAAGAATTGATGAAATAAAAAATAGTGAAGAGGCAAACTGTTTTTTATTGGAGATAAAGGAAGAAAAGAACCCTACTGTATTGACACAGGTTAGAGGATTGTTGGCAAAGAAAACGAAAAATTTAGGGTTAAGGGTTAATGCCCATAGACAGTATGAGTTGATTGTTGATTGCCCTGATAAAAAGCCTGAATCAAGTGAAACTTTTTGTCCAACTCAAGCATGTTTTACTGATTGTCCTGTATTTACCAAATACAAGAGGTAAGGGTATGTATAGATTATCTCCAACAATGTTAGATTCGTATAGACTCTATAAGACAACCAACTGGAAGTCTTATACCGACATAGTCTCAACAATTAAAAAAGAGGTTGTTGAGACTGAGCCGATGAAAGTTGGCAGGGCTGTTCACCATATAAAGGAGGGTTTGGGAACAGAAAAATATGGAATGGTATTGATTGATGGGTATATTTTTAGGGGAATAGAAAAGGAGGATAAAAAGTATATCTCTGAGCTAAAAATTACTCCTAAGATACAGACCCCTTATGGCAACTGCATAATCTCAATGGTGGCAGATGCTATCTATGGGAATGAAATAAAAGAATATAAAACAACCCAAAGCCCCATTGATATTGGTAGGTATATGGAATATTATCAATGGCGATGTTACCTCTGGGGATTTTGTGCCGAAAAAATCATATATGAGGTAATGGAGATTAACCAATGCAAGGACGGAATATGGAAAGTGAAGAATACTGAAAAAATTTCATTGTGTCCATATATAGGGATGGAGGAAGATATAAGATTGTTAGTAGAAGATATGATTGCTTTCTGCCATTCTCAAGGGTTGCAAAATTACATATTAGAATAAGTATAAAAATTGGGAGGGGAAAATATGTTACAAAAACTTGTTCACGATCATCAATGGAATTTCCGAAAATGGTCGTTACCTGTCAAAAAACAGGAATATCGGGGACTAACCGCATATGTGCCTGATAATAGCAACTGGATAGTTAAGATGGTGCTGTTGACTGGCTTAGTAGTGATAATGGTGATGTGGGGCATTCATCAAGTCAAATGTTGGCAAGGGGCAATACAAGCCGAGAGCATAGAATATGCGAGTTATTCGCAGGGAGATAAAACGGTAGTCGTGACATCAGGTAAGGGGAGTGAGTAATTATGATGCTGTTATTGGAAACTCTTACTACTGACGGAAAGATTAGCTTAGTTAGAGCTATAAAAATAAATCTATAAGGAGAAAATAGTAATGAAAAGAAGATCTTATGTGAGTTGTTATTTTGAGCCAGCAGGTGATGCTTGCGAGAATATTGTGGGGTTTATTAGTAGATGTGAAAAGAGGCTTGATATTTGTGCGTATTATCTTACATCTAATGCCATAACCACAGCGATTGCTGGAGCTGTGAAGAGAAAAGTTAAGGTTAGAATTTTGGCAGACAAGACAAATAGCAGTAGCAAAGGGAGTGATGTTATTCTATTTGCACAAGCCGATATACCTTGCAAAGTGAATGATAAAAGTGTGCGATATATGCACAACAAGTTTATGATAGGTGATAAAAAAGCTATTATAACAGGTTCTTTTAATTTCACAAAGAACGCTGAACGAAACGCTGAAAATATTGTAATAGTGCGACTATTGAAAGTCGTAAAAGAATACCAAAAAGAGTTTAATAGATTATGGGAAATAGGAGAGGCGTTTAGTGATTAATCGAAATTAATCTCTACATAAAAAGGAGTAAAATGATGAAAAGATTAAATGAAATACGAATTATTGGCAGGGTGACACAAGCAGGGGAGATTAAACCGACAGCAAACAATCTTTTATACAAGTTTTCAATTGCTGTAGACGGTAAGAAAACCAGTTTTTTTAATGTTATCGCATGGGATAAAACTGCCACATCGTGTAGTAAATTATTATCAAAGGGCAAAGCGGTATACATTGAGGGCTACCTTAAGCAGAATGCCTGGAAAGATAAGGAAACAGGAGCTAATAGAAGTATAGTTGGGATAGTGGCAAATTATGTTGAATTAGTGGAAAGCGATAATAAGGACAAGAAGAGCTGTAAGACAGAGACATTGTCATAAGAGGCTATAAATGATGATGTTCCGTTTTGAGGAGGATAAAACATGAAAGAGTTAAAATGCCCAATTTAAATTTTTTATAAAAAAGTAAAAATAATCCTTGACAAATATAAAAATATAATGTATATTCTTAATTAGGTATTTGTGAGTAGGCTTTGGCGTTGATTTCTCCGAATATCTCCTCCTAAGCGATGAAACTAACGAGGGGTTAAGTTAGCGAGTTTTCAATTGACCCTAAACTCGAATTGAATAGTAAATTTTCCTATGTACCTTCTTGCCTATGATGAAGGAGGGGTAGGGGAGGTGTCTTAAAGAAGGCGTTGATTTCTTTCTCCCCCTTTTACTCAAAATCTTCAAGGGGTTATTATTTAGAGAAGAGAAAGTTAATTAAATTATTATAAATAAAGTAGAATAATACTAATAAGGTAATAGTTTATTAGTATTATCAATGCTTCTACTCTATTTATAATAATTTAATTGCCGATGGAAAATAATGCTTTATATCTGTAGAATATTACGGAATATCAAAAGTTATCCCCTTAATGAAAATAATAGACACAGTCAATTTGATGACTACATTTGGAAGATTCGAATTATCCTTTACAAATATCAAGGGTAATCGGTATCGGCAACCGTAGAACCAATAATAGAATATAAGGCACAAAAATCTCTGGGCTTTTTGAGCAATTCTCAATAGGGGATTCCCTGAATAAGGCAAGAAAAAAACATCGATATATCCGATACTCTCTTCTTGTCTTTTTATGTTCAATATAGATAGGAGAAAGCTATGGGGATACCAAATACGGCTCTTCAAGAAGCTATAGATTATCCAATCGGAGATAAGCTGGACGAAATTATAAGCAGTGTTAGTCTCCATCTTTCACAATGTCCTCTCTGTGCTAATCCAGGCACATCAGAAGTTGCCTGCTCTATGTTACAAAATGGACATTCTATCGCTGAAATCTCCCTTCGATTATCAATTCCAACAGAAAAAATCAAAGAACATCTTACAGAAGTTTTTGCATTATCCTCAGTTGATATTTATGCTAAATTAGCCTTATTAAAAATAATAGCAGCAATCCATTACATAGATATAGAGGATGGAAAAATCAGGGCAAGTGATATTATTAAAGCCATAGATACGCTTATTTCGTTTTCAAATAAAGGGCAAGCGAATAATGGAGAGAATGTTTCTCAAAAGAAGATGGAGCATTTATCAACAGTAGAACTCTTAAATAGGAGAATTGGCAAATAAGCCTTAAACTACTATGGCTATCAAAGAAGAAAGATATGATTATGAGAAGAATGATGAGGATTTATATAATATTGAAGTAGGCAGGAGACCTATTTTGCAGTTTTGGAAGGCATTAAAAACGGGACAGATAAAGACAGATAAAAGCGATTCCCGATATGCCCCATTTCAATATCAATATGATTTTCTAACATCCAGAAAGACAAATTGTTGGATAATAGGAGCAAATAAGTCAGGGAAGTCCGAGGCATGTCATATCAAAACTGCCTTGACTTTAATGGGGCTTAATAAGCTTATTCCTGCCCCTAATGATGGGTATGTGGTTGGACTTGACTGGGCAACTATTAGAGATACGATACTTTCAAGAATACTTGAATTGATCCCCTCTGCGGATCTTTTAGGCAGAAGTGTGGAAAAGGCTTGGAGTGCCTCTAAACGAACTTTATTTATGACTAATGGGAGCAAAGCGATTTTCAAATCAGCTGACTCTGGTAGGTTAAAGTTTCAGGGTGCACTTCTTGATTGGGTGCAAATAGATGAAGAGATACCTTACTCTGTTTATAAAGAAGTCAAAATGCGGGGAAAGGGAGGAAAGCAAGGAGAAGAAAAGCGGCTTTATATATGGGGTACTGCTCTTCCAAATTTACTTATAGGGCGGAATAGTTATCTTTATAAAGAAATTGTTATGAAGAAAAATACGCCAAATTATGATGTATTTACATCCATAATGGATGATAACCTTTCGCTTTCAGAAGAGCAAAAAGATGAATGGAAGGATAGCTGTTCTGGGAATGAATACACGGCACGAGTATTGGGAGAATTTTTTTCATCGACAGAATTAGGAATATTTAATGGGGAGTATTTACAGGAGATAAAAGAAAACTATAAACAATCTCCGCTATCAAAGGGAAGATTAAAGAAAATTGATGGGATGATTATTTTTGAGGCTCATGGTACAGGGAAATGGCAGATATGGAAGATGCCACAACAAGGACAGGTTTACTCAATTGGAGTTGACTCTTCTACAGGTGAATCAGAAGACCCCAGTTGCATACAAATACTTGATGTGATTACTCAAGAACAGGTTGCGAAATTTTGGGGTAAGGTGGATGAAGACACTTTGGCTGAGGAGATTGTAAAAAGCGGACAATGGTATAATAATTCTTCTGTAATAATTGAGGTTACTGGCGGTATTGGTAGGGCAGTTCAGAATCAAGTAATGAAATTGGGCTATTATAATCTTTATAGGCGAGAAATTTATGATCAATATGGGCAAGTATTGAGTGATAGGTTAGGGTGGGAAACAAAGGGCGGTAGAGGAGATGGAGGAACAAAGCCGCTTCTCTTAATGGATGGTAAAAGATATGTTAATGGGGGTGGAATAATTAGGGATGTTGAAACCATTGAAGAATTCCAAAATTATTTAAGGTTTGCTGATGGTTCAAGCGGGGCAAGGCATGGATGCCATGATGACATGGTAATAGCATATTTACTGGCATTAAGGCAAATAAATGAAGGGAAATGTTTTGATATTATATTGCCAAGTTGCTCATTTCCCTTGTCAAATGAAGTAAAGAGTAGAGAGGATGCGGAAGCATGGCTATACGATTAATAGACATAATATGGTTGATTGCTTTAATAATATCGTCAAATTCATTATGTGTGTTACTTGGTGCATATATTGCATGGAGATGTAAGGAAAACAAGTCAATTTTATCTTTGCCAAACATAACATTTCCATTAAATAATAATGCCGAGACGATGAATGAGAAACGGTATAAAAAGATATTAGATGAAGGGGTTACAGAGGTCTAATGCCAATATACGAATACATATGTGATGACTGTAAGGATGTGCAGGAAATATTTATTCCGTACGAACAAGTATCCCTCTGTAAATGTGGTGGGCAGATGAAAAGGGTATACTTAACTCCACCAGCAGTGAAAATGAATACATTGAAAGGAGGGTATTATAAGACACAGAGTTTAGATAAAACAACAGGTGAATCTGTTGTTTGTACTACCAAACATCAATTGTCCGAATTTGGGAAAAAAAATGGAGTAATAATCGAATATGACTAACAATGTGTTTTCAGCACGAACAGATGATAAAGTAAAACAGTATTTAGAAAGCGAACTCTGGGCAAATGCGTTTGAATATAGAAAATCCACTAACTTTGGGAAAAATGCCATTAGTTATTGGGAGGCACACAATGGTAATCATTGGGACGCAAGAAAGGTAAAACCGAAGAAAGCAGCAGCGGTATTGAACCAGATAGGGGCAACAGTCGAGGATATTTTGAGTAATATTACGGATGCACCCCCCATGTTTGATGTTATACCGAATGATGAAAGATTTAAGGAAGAGGCTGAGATACTTAAGGATGTTTTTAATCGCTATTTATGGCGTAAAAGCCGAATGGATACAGAAATACAATTAATTGAAAGATGTGCTTTGGTTGTTGGTTCTGGACATTTCAAGACGGCTTATGATGCCGATAAAAGGGCTATTATAACAAGATATATAAGTCCATTTTCTTGCTTTCCTGCCCCATACGAAACAAGAATGGATGATATGACTTATTATATTCATGCACAATTGATGCCGAAAATAATACTTCAAGAGCGTTTTGGGAATGAGATTAAGGATATAAAGAAAACCAGAAACCTTACTTATGAATTTATGCCTGATATGGAGATGGAGGCAGCTAAGGGACTTTGGGCAGGGATAAAAGAATCAGCAAGACAGGTATCGCTTGGATTAGGAAACTTTATTGGTCAAACAGAGAATGTCAATAATCAGGATAGATTGTTAATTAGAGAATTTTGGGTCAAAGACTTAACGAGTGTAGGCGGACAAAGGAAGTATCCTACATGGCGATATTATGTTATGGTAGAAGATATTATTTTGAAATCTGCTGATCAGGTATGGAGATACCCTTTTATTCCAATTATAAAAATAGATGATTATGTTACAGAAGGTTATTGGGGAAGGGGTGAAATCGAGTGGATGTTGTCACCTCAGTTTCTTATCAATAAATTTATGAGCCAGATATGTAATTATATGGATTTAGTGGCAAATCCACCCATTAAAGCTGAACAAAATTCAGGTGTAACTAATGAAAATTGGGTTACAAGAGCAGGAGAAATCTTGCATGTAAATATGGGATTTTTTGATAAAGTTGATTTTATGCGTGTGCCTGCCTTACCACCAGAGTTTGTGGGGTTAATAAATAATCTGCTTAAGATTTTGGATAGTATCACAGGGCAACATGCAGGAATGCCTACTCGGACAGCAGCTCAGGCGATGCTATTCAGTGAGGCAGAACAATCAAGGACAAGACCTAAAACCCGTAATATGGAAAATGGGTTACTTGAATGGGCTGAACAATGTAAAGAGTATATAAAACAACATTGGATGTCTGGGAAAAAAATCACTTTTAGGGATGATAATGGGGACATTGTGCAGAAAGAGTTTAAGGACATAGATGCTTTGGATGAATTAGGGTTAACAATCACTACAGGAAGCACTGTGGCATCTACGAAACTATTTTTGCTATCTCAATTAGAAAGAGTGCCTGAATTAGATTTACAGACAAGATTGGAGCTTATGGGTTTCCCAAATCCCAAACAAATGGCTGATAAAGTTGAGGCAAAACAAGGTGAACTTACTCAACTTAAGTTGCAGATGGGGCAGATGTTACAGGAGAATAGAGGGTTGCAAGAGCAACTTTCAAAGATAACTGGACAAATAGGATAAGGAGGTGAAATATGGTAGGAATAGGAAAATATAAGGGAAATTATCAGTTACCAGACGGGACAACAGAGACAGGGCAACCAACAACATCATCAGTATCAAAGCAATTACAGCAGGCAATAGCCATTCTTACTGCTATTAGGGCAGACGAAAATATAAGAGACGATGCTGTTGATAGCTTTTTAGCACAAACTATTGAAGGATTGACTAAGATAGCTGAGGGTGAAAGCGTTGCAGGGATGCTGTCTAATCAAAGCAGTATAACCAGACAGTATATGTATCGGGACGATGGACGGTCTGGAGGGTCAAAAGAAGTCCCCAATCCTCTTGTATATAGAGCAAGAGGGTAATCGGTAAGTGTCAAATTAAGACCAACTTAATAAAAAGTGCTTAATAGCCAACCAACGGTGCTTAAATAGCCAACTTAAAAACAAGTGTCAAAAGGAGAAAAGAAATGAGAAATGAAAATGTGAACGATTTTGATATTCAGTTATTTGCGGGAGACGAAGATCCATCAGGAGAAACAATTCCATTAACTGAACAAGCAGAAGTTTCATTGCCTGCTAAAATCAAAGTAGGTGATGGCGAATTTACGGTTGAAGAATTGCAAGCAATGATTAAGGACTCGCAAAATAGTGCTGAATGGAAAAAGGCAAATACTGTGACAGCACAGCAGTTAGCAGAAGAGAGAAAGATACTTGAAACTGAACAACAAAAGTTTGAGGGGTGGAAACCAGTTATTGCTAAGTATGAAGAGGATGAGGCGTTTCAGA